TGCAACAGAACTGTTGCCGTAAAAGGGTTAAGGGTTCACAGTGCCGGTCTGGTTACTGTGAAACCAGTGATGTTTTAGAAATCCAGGATTTCTCTCATCACCGCATTCGTCCCCACCGATTTGGTAGGTCCGAATGCTCTCGATAACAGATCGCCGTTGGCGATATGTTTCGATATAGATCTTGTCACTATGTTAACAAAGTGCAAGACTATCTTCGTCAGAGGGTCCCCCATGAGGACTCCTCTTGACGTCGTGATTTTCCTCTGATGTTTTTCAGGGTTAACCACCACACCTATATTCATGTTACCATGAAAATAGATGTTACGAGGCCCGTATGCTATTTCGCATACGAGGGCCCGTAAAATGCGAGGGATGCCACATTTGTGCATCCATTGCATTCCGATTTCTTTGCCTACTTTGTGGGACAAGAAATCGGTAGCGGTTTCGTAGTCTGTAGAAGTAACGAACACACGTTTGTAGATTTTTGTGATAACAGAAAAGTCTACAAATCCTTTCTCATCGTAGTCATCTACGTTGAAAAGGATATCCTCAAATTCTTTGGACTCAAAGGATTTGAAGTGATTCCAGGCGTGGTGTGCAGCTCGCATACCACTCTGGCTACTGTGAAATCCCCTTTCTAAGGGGACTGCACAGATCTTGTTGACAAGGTCGAGAACGATCTTGACACAAGCACGGGCTTTGGTAATTGATCTACTTTTACCAGGCTCGTCTACTACCACCAACATGGCGTCTCTGCGCTCATTTGGGGTTAGCCAAAGTACCTCTTCCAGCGCTCGCCAGAAGATGTACTCACCTGCCCCCGCATCCTTTTCAAGGATGTGGGAAGGTTTACCGGTTTCCAAGTCATATACCATGGCCTGGTCTCCGCGTGCTCTAGACTTGCAGAAATCTTGTACTGCAGCTAGAGTTCCCGACTCAGCTTGGGTCTTTTCCCAACAGCTGTTCGCGTTCACTGAGATCTTCGCCTTAGTGCGAAGTCCCGTGAAGATGTGATCGGGTAAGGACTCTAGTTCCTTACTCATCGCAGCTCGGATGATACATAAAGCAGTATCGCTTATGTCATCCGGTATGCTTACAGTTTTCAAGAATTTGATCTTGGACTGTAAGTTCACCAGAAGAGGC